TGTGATACATTTATTAAAAATTCTGAATATAGAATATTTAGAGAAGCAGATTCTGACTATTCAAGAGAATATGCTACATCTAGTTTTAATTCTGGAAACAAATATTTATTATTACCAGATGATAATACTGACGAAGGATCTACTACGGTTAGAAGAGCTTTTATAGTAAGATCTGTAGTTGTAACAAATACTTCATCGGCTCAAATATCCTTAGAGCCCAGAGACGATACATTTATTACTGAATATAATAGCTCTGGAACAAGCGGTTTTCCTAAGTATTATTCAATGTATAAAGAAAATGCTATTCAAGTAGCCCCTATACCAAATAGTAATTATGCAGTTACCTTAGATTATGTATATACACCTGATAATTTAAGCTCAACAAATACAAATACTTACATTAGCCAAAATGCACCAGAACTATTATTATATGCTTGTTTAACCGAAGCTTTTGCATATCTAAAAGGACCGATGGATATGTACAAACTATATCAAGACAAGTATAATACAGCATTACAAGGATTTGCGTTAGAACAAACAGGTAGAAGACGCAGAGACGAGTTTCAAGATGGTGTGTTACGAATTAAAATTAATTCACCATCACCATAATAACTATAAGGAGTACAACATATGGCAATAGTACAAGCAGTGTGCAACACATTTAAGTCAGAACTTTTAGGTGCAGTACACGATTTCGATTCAGGTTCAGGACAAGTTTTTAAATTAGCATTGTATACATCAGCGGCTAACTTATCAGCGGCTACTACAGCTTATACAGCTTCAGGAGAAGTTGCTAATTCAGGACAATATACAGCAACTGGTGGAATTTTACAAAGTCAACAAGTATCACTTGATAATGCTACAGCTATAGTAGATTTTGCAGATTTATCTTTTACTGGTGTTACATTAACAGCAGCTGGAGCTTTAATTTATAATACATCCGCTTCTAATAAAGCAGTTTGTGTTTTAAGTTTTGGTGGAGATAAAACAGCTACATCAGGAACATTTACAATAGTATTTCCAGCATTTACATCAGCAGCAGCTATATTAAGAATCGCATAATTTTAGGAGGGCCAGGTGGCAGATATTACAATAGAAGTAACGTCGCCTGGTACTCTTACCACATGGGGCCAATCTTCATGGGGATCTTCATCATGGGGACAAATTTCAGGATTAAGTTCTGAACAAAACAGTGCATCTGTATCAATAGATATTTCTTCAGATGTTATAGGTGAACAATTAACTTCTACATCTAATACAGTTTCTATAAACGCTGATGCAATATTAACTTTAGATACTAATTTACTTACAACTTTTGTTGGAGATTTAACAGCAGGACAGAGTCAAGAAGTAGAAGTTACTTCTCCTGGTGATTTACCTTGGGGAAATGAATACTGGGGAGCTGGTTCGTGGGGAAATATCGGTGGAATGGATATCTCTATTGGACAAGATACTGTTCTTGTTCCTTCAGTAGAAGTAGATATTACTGGTAATCAATTAAACACTACTACAGGAACTTTATCAATTACAGGAGATGCTAGTCTTGATTTAACTGGAATAGATTCTGCTACAACTACTGGAACAGTAACTGCTCAAATAGATTTTGATGCTTCTGTTACAGGACAATCTATAGTAACTACAGTAGCTACAGTTTCTATTACAGCGGATGCTAATATAGATGTAAATGGAAGTTCATTAATTATATCTATAGGAGACGCACAAGAGGAAATTACAGCTGATATATTTTTAACTGGAAATGCAATTTCTGTAAGCTTAGGAACAGCTGAATTAGATGCAAATACATTAGTAAATGCAACATCGGTATCTGCAACAACTACTATAAATTCAGTGTCTATAATTGTAGATGTAGCACCAAGTATTACAGGTATACAAATGACTACTTCTACAGGAACTGTATTTATAAGTGCTTGGGCAGTAGTAGATATAGGTATAACTAACAATTGGGCGGTTGTTGACATAGCGGCTTAATCAAACTAAAATTAGATATTATTACAAATTTAAAAGAAATTTATGGCATCTAGTTTCTCTACAGACCTCAAACTGGAGTTAATGGTAACAGGGGAAAACTCTGGAACCTGGGGTGATAAAACAAATACAAATTTAAACTTATTACAACAAGCAATTGCTGGATATCAGGCTATAGCACTTACATCTACTAATACAACTTTAGTGATGACGGATGCTACAATTTCTAACGCTAGAAATGCTACTATTGAATTAACAGGAACATTAAGCGGAGCAACTACTGTAGTTGTACCAGATGGTGTTGAAAAAGTTTATAATTTTATAGATAGCACTTCACATGCAAACAGTTCATTAACAGTTAAAACTGCTTCTGGAACTGGTATTAATCTAGCTCAAGGAAATAGATACGTTTTATATTCAGATGGTACTAATGTTGGAGAAATAGTTGAGCAAAAAATTTGGAGAGCAGCAACTACAACCGTAACTGTTCAAGCAGGGGCACAAATACTTGCTAATACATCAACTGCAGCATGGACATTAACTTTACCAGCTACTCCAGTTGCTGGTGATGAAGTTTCAATAATAGATTCAAACTATAAATTCAATACTAACAATTTGACAATTGCAGGTAACGGTTCTAATATAGCTAATACTTCAGTTAATCTAATTGTTAATACACAAGGGGCTGGATTTACTTTAGTATATTCAGGTAACGCAACAATTGGTTGGACATACAAAGATAAATAATTATGGCAAATTACGCAGAAACAAAATATAATTACGACGGAGCCTACTTAACAGGTATTGAAGGCGTCAATACTGGAATAGTTGTTCCTTGGGGTTCAGCTTCAATTCCATCTGGATTTTTATTATGTGATGGTCAATCAGTAAGTCAGGCAACTTATGCAGCTTTATTTGCAATTATTGGAACTACATATGGTAACCCAGGCGGTGGAAATTTTAACGTTCCAGATTTAAGAGACAGAACAATCGTAGGCGTTAGTGCAGCAAATTCAAAAGCTTTAGCACAAGGTATCGGAGCAAATACTGTAACTCCAACTGGAAACATTACAGGTAATACTGGTGCTACAACTTTAACAACAAATCAAATACCATCTCATAATCATTCTATACCATATAGAGACAGTTGTGGTATGGGGGGGGCTGGTATAACCCCAAATTATCAAACAACCACAGTTAGTAGTGGTAATGCTGGTGGTGGTCAATCTCATGACCATACTTTATCTGCAAACTTTTCAGGTTCTGCTAATTCAGTTTTACAACCTGGATTAGTATTAAATTATATTATTAAAACTTAGAGAATTTATGCATTTAACAGTTATACCAGAAGATAAACAAATTTATTTAGAAACAACTGATAAACAGTTTCCAAATAGACGTTGTCATGTAATTGAAAATGACCAACAGTTCTGGGATTCAGTTGATCCTAGAATACTTGCAATTCAATATCATTCAGACGGATTAAAACAAATTGAATATAAAAATCCAAGAGAAGATATTGTTATTACGGATATAGCAATTATTCAAAAATATATTGATAGATTCAATTTAACTGAACAAACTTACCAATCTCAAATTGCTTGGAATAACAACAATGTTCAAGGTGAAACTTTAGAACAAAAAGTTACAAGATTAGGGCCAAGACCTTAATTATTTAAAAGAAATCCAAGAAGTAACAATATATTTTTCTCCACTTAATGGAGGATTACCTCTATGTACATATGGAAATCCAGCTGGCCATATTACAATTCTACCTTTAACAGGTTTAACTCTTTGTGATTGATATAAAAATTCAGTTTCACCACCATCTTCAACATTATTTAAATATATGGAATATACGAGAACTCTTTTTTCCATCTCTCTTCCTGGATTATGCTCTACATGCCACATATGATATCCTTGAGAAGGCATAGTTTTTTGTATTTTAACATAATCTGTCATAATATCTTCTGTTGTATATTTTTTAACATTGGTTTCAATATAGTAATGTCTTAATGCCATATCAAAATTAACCATTAATGATTTTAATTTATTAACATTAAACTCTTCATCTGTTAAAACATCTCCAGTACAAAATAATTGTTTATCACTTTTTAAATCTTGTGTAGTGCCCTCTGAAGTAAATCTTGAGAATACCTTATTGAATTCTTGATACTTGTTGAATAACTCTATGGCCTGGTCACATGCTTCATCTGGAATATATCCATCATAGATACCAATAAAGTCTTTAATACTACTTTTTCTCTCTTGCATAATTTATGGCTCTAACATTATATTACATGTTAATCTAACGTAGGGACAGGTTTCATGTGGATTTGACCCTGTGTGAAATTCATTTGAATTAAAAATTAAAATTCTTCCAGGTTTCATTTTATATTCTTCTCCGTCTACAAAAAAAGACCCTAACCAAGAATCTTGCCATTGTGGAGTAAACATCATTAAAATAGAAATAGAATCTTTTTCATATGAATCTTTATGGAGCCAATGGTTAGAAGATGGATTAGTTGCATTAATATATATTCTTTTAATATTGTTAAATACTTTTGTATTTTTTTTATTTAGTTCATTATTGATTCTAAAAATTAAACCTTTAAAATATGAAAACCAGTTACTAGTATTATCAATGGTTAAAATACCAAGATTACCATATAGTTTATTTAAATCTTTACTTTGTGCTACATTAGCACTAATTTTCCATCCTTGAGAATTTAATAAATTTGAATATAGCCAAAATAATTCATCCATATTAAAAACGTCATCTAAACATATTGTTTTCATAAATTTATATTTTTTTATCTTTAATTTCTTTTATTGTTTTGTTTAATCTCCAATCGTTTTTTTCTATTAAATTCGATACTAAACAATATCTTGTTCTACCATCTTCTATCACAGGATTTACTCCATGTAAAATATTTGGAGGAAATATATAATAACTCCCTAATTTAGGAATAATAGTCATTTTTAGTTCTGGTAATATTAATGGGGCACCTTCAGTCAAATATAAAATTAAATGATGATCTTTATGAGTATGCATTGCAACACTATCTCCTTTTTTAATTTCATTACCCCAAGAATCAAAACAAATTTTTTTATTATACCAATTTTGTTTATTAAAAAATAGATTTGAGTTTTGATGTTTATTAACTACGTAATCTATAAATCTTGTAAATTCTGGCTTATCATTAAAAAATCCCCATGGAGTTTTACCACCATAAACATTTGTAAGTTCTGTTGTATCTAAATTTTGTGCAATCATTGTACACATGTTCATCATATCAACAACGTTATCATAAACACCATGTGATATTTGAATTGTCCTTGGGTAAGTGACAACCATACTATGTGAATAATTCTCTTCTTGTTTTATTTCATCTAGAGTTATCATACATTTTCCTCATAAGGTTTAAAACATTGAATATTAAAATGAACAAATCTAAATGGATCTATTCCAGCATCCAATGCATATTGATGTGTTAAATAAGAATTAAAAAATACAAATGTTCCAGGAAGCACGGGATATGAAAAACGATTATAAGCATATTGCACTGATTCTTGTTTCATGGGCAATTCGGTTATCCACTTAGCGGGTCTAGGATCATGGAACACGGGCATAGATGTCTTAGGCGAACATTTTAAAAAATAGAATCCTGATATATGACTACTCTCGTGCACATGCGGCCAATGTTCTCCACCTCCAGCTTTAGGAAATTCTTGTACCCATAAATCTTTAAAATAAAGTTTGTGTCCTGATAAATCATAACCTTGTTCTGATAAAATAGTATAGCTAGTATCTTTTATAAATGCTTTAAATTCTTTTAGTTCTGGATCATTACCCATAAATGCAGAATGATGAACAAAGCCAAAATCTTTTATATCTTTTCCAATAGATTTATTTCTTTCATCTATTAAAGGTTGATTATTTTTTTTAGCTTCTTCAATATATTTATCGGATATTTTATTTACCTCATTTAAAAAAGTAGGCATTACTAAACTGTAAACAGGGCTACAAAATAGGTTATCTACTTTTAATGGTAAATTAACTGACATTATTTTGTTATATAGTATAATTTAACTAGTGTCAAAACTAATGTATAATAAGCATAAATATGCCATTAAAAAAGATACCTTTACCTCCAGGCTTTGATAAGAACGATACTGCATCCCAAGCAGAGGGACGTTGGATTGATGGAGATAACGTTCGTTTTCAATACGGATCACCTGAAAAAATAGGTGGTTGGGAGCAGATTAATTCAAGTATATTAGTAGGAGCAGCTAGAGATATACATTCTTGGTTTGATTTAACTGGCAGACGTTATGTAGCTATTGGAACAAATAAAGTTTTATACGTTCTTTATGATCAAATATTTTATGACATTACACCACTTGATGCAACTAGAGCTTTAGCTTCTTGCACATATACTTCTATAACAGGATCAACAACAGTTACGATTAATAAAAACTCACATGGACTATTAGTTGGAGACTTAATTAAATTTACAAGTGCCACGACTCCAGGACCTACTACAACTGGATATACATCAGCAAGTTTTACAACAAATACATTTGAAGTTGTTGGTGTACCTACTTTAAACACATTTACTATTACTATGGCAACAGTTGAAACTGGAACTGGAGTAACTGGTGGAGGAACATTAGGTTTAACACCTTATTATATTATAGGTCCTATTTCAGCAACATTAGCATATGGATGGGGAGCTGGTACGTGGAACTTGTCTACTTGGGGAACACCACGAACTGTATCTAATACAAATATTGCAGCAGCAAACTGGTCATTAGATAATTTTGGAGAAAAACTAATAGCAACTATTAAAGATGGATCAACATTTGAATGGAATCCAACAGCAGGAACAGGAGTTAATACACGTGCAGCTCTTATACCAAACAATCCAACAGCTACAGTTTTAACAAGAGTATCAGATAGAGATAGACATTTAATTCATTTTGGAACGGAAACAGTTATTGGAACATCTTCTACACTTGATCCAATGTTTATAAGATTTTCTGATCAAGAAGATATTCAAGTATATGAACCAACTTCTACAAATACTGCAGGAACATTTAGATTAGATAATGGTAGTAGAATTGTAGCTGCTGTTAAAGGTAAAGATTACATATTAGTTTTAACAGATGAAGCAGCTTATACAATGCAATTTGTAGGACCTCCTTTTACTTTTAGTATAAGACAAGTTGGTACAAACTGTGGATGTATTGGACAACATGCTGCAATATTTGTAGATGGTGCTGTTTTCTGGATGGGTGATTCTGGTAACTTTTTTGTATTTGATGGAACAGTTAAAACACTTCCTTGTACCGTGGATGATTTTGTATTTACCACAAATGGAGATAGTCTAGGACTTAATTTTACAAATGGTGAATTAGTATTTGCAGGACACAATAGTTTATTTAATGAAATTAATTGGTTCTATCCTAAGAATACTTCTACTCAAATAGATAGAGTTGTTACATACAATTACGAAGAAAAATCTTGGTCTACAGGATCACTTGCAAGAACAACTTATGAGGATGCACATGTTCTTCCAACACCAACGGCTACACAATACTTATCTACATTAACCCCTAATGCTCCAACTGTTAATGGTGTAAGCAACGGAGGTAGTTATGTTTTTGCACATGAAGTCGGAGTTAATGAAGTATTAAATTTAACAAGTAATAATACAACAAGTATGGTTATATCTTCTTACATAAGATCAGGAGACTTTGATCTTGATATAGAAGGAGATGGTGAATATTTTATTAAAATTAGAAGATTTATTCCTGACTTTAAATATTTAGAAGGCAATGCCAAAGTAACATTATTCTTTAAAGCTTATCCCGCAGATTCAACCACGGCTCAAGGATTAACGACTGTTGGTCCATTTACAATATCTTCAACAACAGATAAGATAGATACACGTGCGAGAGGAAGACTTGCTAGTATTAAAATTGAAAATGATGCAATAAACGATAATTGGCGTTACGGTGTATTTAGAGTAGATATACAACCAGACGGCAGAGGCGGAAGTGCTCCACAAACATAATGGCTAAAATAAATTTATATATACCAGAACCACCACAGGATTATACTGTTGATTCTTTAAGACAAATTAATCAAGCATTAGAAACATTAAAAGACCAATTAAACTTTTCTTTTCAAGAAGAATTAAAACAAGAAGTTGAAAGAAATATTTGGTTTAGTATGAGGTTTGGCTGCTAATGAGTTGTGAAAATATAAATGTTGGTAATGGTCAGTTAATTACAATCGGTGGTAATAATGTTGATGCATTTGGAAGACTAA